ATTAGGGGCTTTCTTTTTTTCTCCACCGCAACAACTACTCTTCGGTTTAGTTTCTATTTGACTATTTGGCTCAGAGGTTATTTTCTGTTCCTCATTCATGTCTTGAAAAGTCTTTGTATAAGCCTCTTGCCAATCTAACTTAGGATACCTCCCCCTTGCTACCATAAGAGTACCAACACCTATACAAAACCTATTAAGATCATTCTCAACAACCCCACTCTCTTTACACTTAACCACATACTCCGCATAGTCAAAAATATCAACCATCGTCTTTATCATATCTATATTATTATTAATCACGGCACACACTCCCAGTCTACTTGATATGTCCAGCAAGCGTATCTATTAACACTATCTGGATCACAAAGGTCACCGCCACAATTCTCTATAGCATTTGCCGCACACCCACGAAATCTACTAGCACCTATTGTACAAAATCCCCAAACATGTGCCCCCGCACAACAACCGGGTATCTCTGGACATATTAAATACTCAACCCCCCAAGTCCCCTCAGTAGACCGTATATCTTTTGTAAACTCCCCACAACAATCATCTGTTCCAGTTATATTAGCCGTGCCACAAGCACTAGACGTTGTAACTAATCCGCTCTGGTCTATCGAAAAACCTGAACCACTTATTGCCCATGTAACTGTTCCTTGTGAATTATTAAGAGTATATTGCCCTGTCGTATTTGGCCCTATTGTATCAGCCCCTGTTACTGTAGGTAAAGGGTTGCAAGGCGTTACGCAACAATCATCCGAACAATCTTCTAACCATATAGTACCAGAGGAACAACCACAATCATCACAGGCCCAATACATTATCCAAGGAGGCCAACCACTACTACATCCATTAAGCGTAATAAGTCCGTTTGCGTCTATTGAAAAGCTATCCCCAGCTTCATTAACTGTATTAAACATATCATCTACATAATACGCAACAGTTCCTAGTCCTCCTGATGAGCCTCCCTGAAAAGTATTTGTTCCGCAGGGAGCTGTTACTTGGCTTATAGTTTGTAAAACTCTTCCATCACAAGCACCAGGCAGAGGTAAAATATCCGGCATTGATATAGTTTTCTCTGCTCCGCAACAACTTTCAGTACTACGTCCTTCTATTACCACTATACCAGAGCAACCTGCGCCAGTAGTTAATAAGCCACTTGTACTTATATTACCATCAGTTCCTGCACTGCCGCTTCCTATATTAACAATACGCCAAGTAGCAGCTACGGAATTTCCTCTGGCATCAAGAAGAGTATACTGTGCAGTATCGCCACAGTTATTTACCTTGCTCACACCTGCTATACTATGCGCCTCTGAAGAAGGACATAAGGCACGAGAGTTGTGGTCTACAATCGCTATAAGTTCTCCTTGGCAACAACGAGTATACCCTTTAATAACCAAAGATTCATCAAAACAGGCTAACTTAGGTGCAACACCTGTCGCAAGTAAACCGCCACTATCTATTCCACCTCCGCTACCTACTGTACCAACAACTTCCCAATTGACAGTATCTCCGTCTGTGTTATCGAAAGCATACTGTGCATTGGCTGCCCATGCTAAAGCAGTCAATCCACTTACAATACTCCCTCCTCCACAAGCAGCACAATCTAATAGAGGTAATACCTTAGTTGCTATAACATTACCACAAGCATCAATTCCTTTATATTCTATACCACAGAAATCTGATTTCCCTATTGCAATAAAATCAGCTGCATTTGCTAATGTAGCTTGCCCTACCACAGGTGCCCAAGCTGACCAAGACGTCTCTACTTTATTCCCATCTATAACTGTTCTAACTTGTATATCTGTAACAGGGTAAAGAGTAGTTTCATCGCCTATTAGATTGTATAAAATATTGCAACCTGTTCCTGATACGGCAACTACGTGTAGGCCTCCGGTGAAAGAATCACCCCACTCACTTTGTACTCCACAGTAGGGATTAGTTCCATCTACCCAAGGAGGTTGCACACCACAAAAATCAACACTCCCATCTACCCAAGGATCTTGTGTCCCACAGTGCGGAGTTACTCCATCTTCCCATGGAGCTTCTGTCCCGCAGTGTGGGGTTGCTCCATCCACCCAAGGTTCATTTGCTCCGCAATGTGGAGTTACTCCATCTTCCCATGGAGTGCCTATTCCACAATTACCTCCGCACCATTTACCCATTAGTAAATCGTCTCAGTAAAGTCTGCGAATCGTTCAGCCGCAAGCTCACTCTGCACATTATCACCTGCAGTAAATGTAATCTTATCTGTCTGTGTCTTAATACTACCTATAGTTGCCTCTTTTGCGAGCACGGTAGATGCCTCGATCTCTCCCAGCGTGGGGTGCGATTGGGACTCGGTTAGCAATGTGTCAAAATCTGCCGGTAAATTCCCCGCCCCTAGTTCGGCAAGCCTTACTTCGGTGCATACGGAGGCGAGTGCTGCGGAGTCTGTACCGCGCATATCGCTATTTGCCGTGCAGGTATCTACAAGGTCAACATTAACTACTGCCCCGGATAGGGTAGTTATGGCTCCGGCAGAAACAATGTCCGTTGCCGCTATGTTATTCAAAGCTCCGATCGCTGCCTCATTTGTGTCGCCTTGAGCTGTAAGTTCAGCAATCACTACGTCTGTTGCATCCTGCTTTGTCTCAGTGGCCGCATTGTCTGTGCCACGCATAACCTCTCCGATGTTTGGGTGAAGCGAAGAAGCATGGCCATAAGTCTCTATGTTTATCTCAAGATCATCCCACTCTGCTCCGGCTGCATCAATAAAATGAATAGACATTACTTTACCTGTCACCTCAGCTGCACTCAATGGAATCTTAACTTGATTACCAGCAGCAGGTACAGCAGACGGAAGAGTTGTTAAGTTATTAAAAGTACCTCCATCAATGCTTATCTGCACATCACCAGCAACAAGTGTGGGATTTGCCTGAAAGTTATTTGTCCCGGCCGTCTTAAGTGTGATATAAAAATCAACTGCTATCCCGTAGGCAAGTTGCATCAGATTCCCCTCTTCAATCTATCTAAATATGAATATCGCACAATAGCATTTTCCAGACGCATGGAGGTATAGTTGTCTACCCTAAAATTTATTCTAAACTCGACGCCACTTATGTCGAACTTAGCCCAACCCTTATCTTTATCAAGTTCAACTTCAGGTGTCGTGATAAAAGCCGCGGATCTGCTTGTCCTGTAGTCTATGGAGATGAATACATCGTCGGGGCTCATTACTTCGGCCTCAACACCTAAAATCCTTTTGCTCCCCAAAGATCCGAGGGTCAAGATGTCAGTCTTTATATTGATGTCAGCTTGAGAGATGCCTGCGGGTGAGTGTACAATAAATTCTCCCTGGTTATATACAATATCAGATATCTTTGCAGAAACGGCACCCAGGCCGCGGTCAGACAATACATAAGTTAATGAACTTTCCTTAGTTATAAAGAGTTCATTTCTTCTCGGATTGAAAGATAGTATTATATCATTTGCCATTATTACGCCTCAAAAAATTCTTTATATCCGAGTCTGTCTACCTGTAAATCTACGCCTAACTTATTAAGCCAGCCGACGGAATCAACAAAATAATGTACTTTACCCTCATCTTCTTTATCATTTGTTGTCATAGCGCTCTGCTCAATTAGTCCTAGATTATAAATAGGCACTTGACCGTAAGTAGATGCTGCTCCTTGAACAGATGCAAGCTTCATGGCAGTTATACCATTATCTCCATACACTACAACCTTATCATCAAGCGTTGCCAATCTAAGTATACTGCCTTCCCAAGGCATAGGCATATAACCAGCTAGATTCTGTCTTGCCTGGTTATTGTCTGTACTATCAAATATCTTAACCTCATCGGTGACTGCCATTGTAAATATAGCAGGGTCGACATTAAGGGTTATTGTCTTCGTGCTCCCGGTGTAGTCAAGAATAGGCGCGTATGCCTTGACGGTGCTATCTCCTGCGTCCGTGATAACCGCGATCATGTCATTGTAAGTATCATCAACCGCGCTGCCTGCTGTCAAAGTAAAACTTACTTGTGTCGCAAGTGTAGCGATTGTTGTTGTCAGTAGAGGAGTATGAAGGAAATCAAGATTATTTATATCACTCCATGCTACCCAATTAGTGTTTGCATCTCCCGCATAGGGATAATTCTTAGGCCCTCCTAGTATAAGTCTCCCCCTGTGGGCGCATATAGAGGTTGCAAGAGGGAAAACGACCCCTGAATCAGTAGCAAATACCCCCGTTGTAGGGTTCCTTATCAGATTTACGCTGCCATTTGTAAAAAGGACGTACTCGCCAAAATCAGCACAGCTCCATAGGCCTCCAATGGAGAGGCCTGTCAAGAGGGGCGTCAGCGTAGGAGCAATGTATGAATATAATGCCGAGCCGGTAAGGACAAAAACACCTTTGTAGGTGGGGAATATCTGGGCATGTTCATCAAGGGCAAAGGTGCGGGTGAATTTCTCCGCATTAAAACACCCATCCTTTGATAAATATATATTCGTGGCTAAAGAAAGGTACTCAGGGTCATGGTCCATTTCAATCTTTGGACGTAATCCTTTCTTGAATGCGCGTGATAATGGAAAACCGTTTACTTTCATCAATTAGTCCTTTTTGCGATCTAAATTAAAGACCTGACCTTCTCGGCCTTGCCGTTGGGTTCCTAACGGATCTCCTTCTATTTGCTTCGACAAGGGCCGACTCTCTTACTCCAAAAGCCTTCTCAAATTTGGCGCCGTGCAAAAAGGCTTTTTTAATATTTTCAGCCTCTTGATCGTGCTTCATCAAAGCAAGATGGCATATCCAGTCTATTAGATGAAGATGATACTCTTCCGGTATTTCGGGGGATTCTCCTCCTCCAATAGACATATTTGCCAAAGGGAGCCTTGATACTGTTAAAGCAATAGTATCCTTTAGGATAGCGGTTAAAGTGCCGGTAGCGGGCGAATCCGGCGCTCCTGTGACAGTATATGAATAGCTGTTTGCGTCGATCTTCGTAATAACCGCTGTGACGTTGTATTCTGCCTGGTCTGCTCCAGCGTGAGTCACTGTCGCTCCGTCATCGTAGCCATGCACCGAATGTATCACTGTTGCGGTAGTGCCTGCCCTTGTAATACTTGAAACAGATTGAGTGTCATTTGCTTCGGGCTCGGGAACAAGTGTTATCTTCCCTTTGTCCTGCACGAAGTACCGTGGCTGTCCTGTGGCTGTCCTCCATGATGGCATGAGCGCATCCAGGTCATCTTCTGTCTTCTGATGTAGCTGAATTGAGTTATATGATGGAACACACTTCAATATCCTGATTATTTTTTGTGAAAGAGTGTAGGTTGCAGTCCCACCCACCAGGGTTAACTGACAGAGCGGTAAAGGTGACGCTTCGGAATCATCGGCTGTTGAATTATCGACAATAAGATGTGCCCTTCGACAGGCCTCCCTTACAGCCTCATTACCATACAATTCCAGCAGGGTATCAGACCACAGGATAGAATTGCTGTCGTACAGAAAGTCGTTTCTTGTTACGTCTATGATTTCCAGAAGCGTCATATTCTTTACCCCTCTTGAGCTGCCTTGTACTGATCAAAAGCCGCGTCTCTCATTGCAGCCGTTATTTCGTTTATACCAGACATTGCTTCCAGTGCCAGGATATTTGGCTTGCCGTCGTTGGCTATACCACCCTTGGTAAAGTCCTCAATAGCATCAAGCATGCCTATCGCCTCGGCCATGAGAGCAATCTTTGTCTCGGTATTAAGCTCCTGCTTGACTTCTTTTTCAGGCTCACCAGAGAGAATCCTCCTTGCCTCTTTTTCTGATATCTCAATCAGATTTGGCCTGCTTTCGGCAAGGTGCTCTGTTCGGATAAAAACCTGATTTGTACCTTTCTTCTTCAAATATCTTGTCATTATCATTTCTCCTCTAGGTTAAAGTTTTTCTTACGTTATTTCAATTAATCTAACTGTCGGTACTGACGGTATTATTTTAGATGTTGATATGAATTTATCCACTTTAAACTTCACTGTTGCCCCTTGAACTATATCCCAATAAACAAGGCCTGTGTTCGCATCATATACTTCTGGGATATTAATGCCAGAATGAAGCTTCCCATCCACGTCATAAGGTAGACTTTGTATAATCGCCGTGGCTGTTATTGTACTTGGCTTCGTTACTCCATCTGCGAGAAATAGATAATCATACACCCTGCATACATCAGCATCAGCAGGGGCAGCAATAATAAAGGTATCGCCGTAATATGTCTTCGTTGCGTCCACAGTTACCACCATGGTCTCAGGTGTTGTGAATGTCACTCCGGCCTTTGTGAATACCAGCTTATACGTTCCGTCATCACGGCCTATTACAATCTGACCATTTGCGTCTGTTGTAAGCCTACCCAGGAATAGTGTCTGGTCGCTGTTAAACACCGAAACGGCCACATCTGCGATAGGTGTCGTGGTGGCTGTTTCGTAAAGCTGGATAGTGATTGTCCTCGTGCCCGTAAGAGTTAAAGCCGCTATCGCCGCTTCATTCGTATCGCCCTGAGTCGTAAGCTCGGCAATTACTACGTCCGTTGCGTCCTGCTTTGCTTCAGTTGCTGCATTGTCAGTTCCCCTCATTGGAGTAGTTGGTATTGCATTAATAAGTGCCTGCAAAGCAGAGTTACCGTAAACCACACTCTCTACTACTTCTCTGATAGTTGATATTCCAATATTATCAGCTGGAACATATATTTGTTCCAGTGCCCCAAGGGTAATAAAGTCTATCCAGAATTGATGATCTGTGTTGAAATTACTAACGTGCTCAATTCTTACTTTCGCAGCAATATTAGGGGATACGCCCGTAAAGTAATCAGCCACCGTTCCTGATATAGCAATTTCGACATTTACATCGACATCTGTCCCCGGGAAGTCTCTATCGGTTGCAAGCATATCATCCCACGCAGAGGTAACATAGTTCCACATTAAGCACTCGACTTTATGATTTGATGATCCTGTGCCAAAGTATCTGTATATCATATTAATTACAGATTCTGTAGATGAAAGGCCAGTAAAGTCAAAATCAATTTTGAATTTGCCAGTTTCTTGCACCTTCAAGTATTTCCGATTAATGGAACATGCATCTATGTAAGCACCTGAAAGTATTGTTCCATCTGTAACCGTAACTGCCGTGGGGCACACATCTGAACCATAAACTGAAGAGGCTAGTCTTGTTAAAATGGCCTCTAAATTAGTTGCTATATCTGCGGCTATTGATGCTCCAACAGGCGCCCCAAGCCTTGCATAGCAATCAGCAACATCAGTAGGCAAATTAGCCGCATCCAGCTCTGCAAGACGGGCCTCGGTTGCCGCTGCTGCTATCGTATCCACTACCGTATCAATAGCCGCAAAGCCAGTTGCTCCGGCTGCAAGGGCGTAGGTGTTTCCTGTTACACTGGCAAGGGCTATATCTCCATCTGCCGGACTGAATACTCCCACCGAATAATTAGCTGGCGTTGCAGTTTCATATATCCTAAAATCGCTATCTTCCGTAACAGTCACGTCGAGTACATAGATACCATTTCCCCTCTCGGTCAGTGTTGCCCCAGAGGTAGTTACAGCCGTTCCATCTGATATCTTCTTGCACCACGAAAAGGTGCAGTCGCCTATTGCCAGTCCTGTACTCGTCAGGTCAATAATTGTCTTAGCCATTATGCTGCTATCCTCCTGTGTCCATATATTGCAAATTTATCATATTTACCACCTCCCGAGGGAAAGGTTACATCTACAAGTGCGTTGACTGCCACCTCCGGTCTTATATTCCCGGAACTCCATGGGATGATCGGCTGGACTGATATGCTCTGTGTAGCGTCAGTTACAGTAATGTCACTCTCTGCCCTAAGTTGTGCCTGTGTTAAACTACTACCCTGCGCCCCTCCGTTTGATGCCAGTTTGTATAATATGCTCTGGTCTGCAAACTCAGGGATGCGAATTGTTGACATATCTATAATCGAGCCTACTGGCAGGCCTTCCCATATTTGAGCCGGAGAAGGGGATGAAGTGGGGAACCAACCGCTTTTAGTTATTGTGAAATTGTCAAAATCTATGTTAAGCGCTGTACTAGCTCCCGCTTCACCTATTATGTATAAAAGAGCTGGGGTTACGGGGCCACCAACGAACGCTTTTAATAATGTTTTGTTTCCCGTAGGTGTCTTGTAGAATATTAGAAAAACATCATTACGTCTTTCTATATACAGAGTTCCGCCAGCATTTGTGTATGCCACGTTGGAGTTACCATTAAAATTAGTTTCTGCTACTATTTCATTGCTCGCCGCTAACCCTCTATATAAATTTACATATAAACCTGATAGATCTATATAAATCCTACCTCTTGCATGAGCAGATCCAGATACTCGTGAAAAATTACTAAAATCAACCTGCACTGCGAAATCCCCACTGATAGTTGATAGAGCTCTATATCCCGTATACCGCACCCCCGCAGCGCTGGGTAAATCACAACTTAACACTCCCCCAGATTCAACAGGATTAGCAGCTCCTCCGGTTGTATAATTTAACCACTGCCAACCCAGTACCCCATCAGCAAAATCATCATCTGCCGTTACAAGGGCAATCCTGTCATCAACAGAATCATGGGTATCGATACCGACAACACTAGCCGTATCAGTCCCATCAAATATCGGTATTTTTACCGTTTCAGCCATTAGATATCATTAGCCGGAAGTAAAAGCACACCAGCGGCAAGCCCCGTGATATTCTTCTCCCACTCGGCAAGTATAATCTGGGCGTTAGTAATGGCTGTAACATCACCCATGCCACCGAAGAAAAACCCGTTGATTTCTGCATCTGTTAGATTACTGAGGGTTTTAGTCTCACCAAGTACGGCCTGTATTGCTGTAAGTAGTTCGTCATATTTCGGCTTGTAGGTATTGTGGATACTGTTCATGCTTTGTGCAGCCTCAGACAACCTTGCCGCCATTTCACCTGCTGCTTTTATTTCTTTAAGTCCCATTACTTTTTTCCTCCCTCATCATTTTCTATAGATTTTTCGCAATGCCCGGGGTCTAAGAAATGCAAAGCCCGGCATAGATAATAGGCTAGTTTATATTTACGGCCATAATCCCTGACCTTCTTGCCGCACCGTGAACTGATTGTTTCATCCTCATTGCCGCCAGTGATAGTATTCAAAAGCTGATCGACTGATACAATTACCCTTTTCCAGTATGGTTTTTTCATTTCCCTGAATGAAGAACATTAATAGTCCCGGTACCCGTAAGTGCCGCGACCTTAGCTCTAACATACTCTACGATCTCATCGGTGATATGATAAAGGGCTGCTTCTGCTGTAATCTCCGGGGCACTAAGAGCATGGGAGTCGATAGTAAACCATGATGCACCGTCAAGAGAGCCGTGTACTTCTATTGTAAGAGCCGTTACTGAGGCAGGACAAGTGACTTGGAGAGTGTGGTCTTTAACCGGCCTGCCGAGCTTTAAAGCGTTTCCTGTGTCGTTTAGGGTGTCGGCATCTTTTAGAATGTTTGCTGCCATGGTGTCCTCCTGGCTTAAAAAAGGGGGAGAAAAACTCCCCCATTAAGTTAATCGGATACGGTGTATTCCAGGAACAGAACCAGGGCCCCTGCTGTCAGGTCGCCATCTGCCGTACTTGAAAGATTGAAGGTGACAGCCCTTGCCGCAGTTGTCTTCGTGGAGAAGTTTGCTGCTGTTCCGGTCTGTATTGCTTCGTGATATCCAGCATCGAATGGTGTACCTGAACTGATAGAAGCAAAGGCTACAATCCCCTGAGCGTCATCAGTAGGAAGTCCTATTCCAAAAACAGCGGCGTCAGTCGCACTTGTGAAAGTAGTGATGACTTCATACCACGCTCTTGTTACAACCGCATTATCAGGCAGGTCAACGCCCATATCATAGTCAGTATTATGCACTCCGCCATCTACCGCAAAGTCAAAAGTCGCCCTGGCTATCCTATTTGGATGAAGGGCATCTGTGGAGTAATCAACAAGATCCGCTTCTGCCACTACACCAGAGGCGATAGCAGTTACGCCGGTATTACTGACTGTCACATCACCAGTCACAGTCCTCACAGTTGCTACTCCTGCTGAACTTCCAATATATAGCTGTGTGGAAGAGAGAACAGCGAACTTAGACGGCGCTATCGCGGCACTGGCACTTATATCAGCATTGACTATAGTGCCGTCAACTAGATCCGTGCTACTAATAGCTCCTATAAGGTCGAATACGCAACTCGTATTTGTCCCTTGGTTCTCATAGAGGCCCTTAGTTCCTGTCACTACATCTGTGTCGATAAATAGAGAACCTTTTGCGTACCCAGTTGTCGTATCCGTTGGAACCGTAGTGCCGGTTGCCAAGAGAATGTCACCATTGCTATCTCTCAATAGCGTTTTAACGCCACTGATTGTCTCACCTTCGAGGTCTATAACCCCGATATCGACCTGATTTCTCCAGGCCGTGTACCCATTCTGTATCGGTAGCCATGCAAGCATGGTGAACACCAGTACAGATAAAAGTATTTTCTTCATGCCATTATCCTCCTTAAAGGTTTAAGAAAAGGCCCCACCGGAGCAGGGCCCTTAGATTAACTGAGGTCGACCATCATGGCCCTGACTTCAATAACAGCAGCGTCAAGTGCGTTATTACAGAGCATGTCGATTGTGTCTGCAGCGGTGAAGTAATGACCACCTCCTGCGATTACGACCTCATCAGTAGTAGCCTGACCAGACCATGTAGTACCGAGAGCGTTCAGATCCGCACCGTCGATAAACAGATCTACGTCTCCACCGGTCAGACCGATATCGACTGTAGCGGTACCACCCTCAACAGTAGTGACCCTGACACTTATTCCCTTGCAGAGCTGATTTGCCGCTACTTCAAAAAGAGTAACGGTATCTGCACTTGCAGCGTTATTAGCCGCAACAGAGAAGTCAAAAGTCCCTGCAAGGACGTAATGCTTGTCCTTTCCGTTCCATGGGATAACTCCATCGCTATCCACAACCATAGTTGCAATTACTGGCATTTTTCATTCCCTCCAACTTAAAAGTTAAACTCAAGGGGCCGAAGCCCCCGAAGTTGTTTGTTCTTACCTTCTACTTAACCTTTGTAGCAGTAGAAGTTACCAAGAGACTCGGTTTTGATTGTCTCGTACCCGTAGACGTTAAGACCACGGACAAGTTGACCAAAGGCCGACTCTGCCTTAAGGGTGTCCATCTCGGTCATCTGAGCTGCAAACGTGGTCGCAGACTTGTGGCCGAAAATGGTGTTGTAACAACTGTTCGCGCCATCTGTGACAGCGGTGTAGTTGTTAGATGAGTACAGGGTGAACCTGTCGATCATACCGAGCCTTCCATTACGCATCATGGAAGTACCATCACCGCTGAGAGAGGCGTCTTTCAGGTCGGACTTTTTGATGAGGCCGGCCATCCAGGTAGGGATTACAACGAACCTGTCGCTCTCAGGTATGTTCTGCTCGTCCAGTACACTACCCATGTCTACCAGGTAGTCAAGGATGTTTGACTTTGTGACTGCAACCGGCGTACCAGTTACTCCCATGTTGTAGGAGCTTGAATCTGCCCCTGCTGTCAAACCTGAGTTGCTGGCGTGAGCATCGGCGTAGATGGCACCAAGGATACCGGTGTCGATCTTCTGCTTCATCTGCTCTGCCGCGTCTGCCGACCATGTATCAATCAGATTGAGATCTGACTGGTATGCGTCAACGCTGTCAACCAGGAAGCCGAAATACTCACCCTGGTCGATGTTCAGCTCAACGCTGTCACTTTCCAGGTTTTCATAGACGAGCTTCATTCCCTTCTTGTACGTCTTGATTTGCACATCGGGGACAGTTCTGATGTGGACCTTGTCCCCCATTTGCTTTATTTCCGTTTGTTATCAGTAGGCTCTTTATCCTACCTTCTTACCCTCTCGGGCAAGTCCAGACTATATCTTACTTACTCTCGCGTTTTTTCTTGGTGATTTGCTAGGGCCTCTTCCTACTTTCCCAGTATGGTGATGTCTAACATGGTCTGCTTTCATCATCACTTCAAGGTTCTCAATTCGGTTATCAGACTTATCCCCGTTAATATGGTGGACTACCTCACATAAATCTAACGTGCGGCCTATGTGCTCTTCCATCAATAAACGGTGGAGCCTTACATAACCTTTACTATCTGCTTGTACATGTTTTGGGCGCTGAACCATGGTATATCCATTGTGAGTGACAATATAACCTTTATGATACCTATTGACCACTTCGATATCATTTGCCTTGGCTACTTTATTCACTGTTGTTCTGGATGCACCTAATTCTTTTGCGATCTCTTTAGAGTCTAATCCTTGGACAGCGAGCAAACGAACATCTTTCACTGGCACTACCCATTCTCTCCTAGATATCCCAAACTTATTCATGTAATTCAGTATAGTTTTTTTGCTAACCCCATACTTTTTGGAAATCTTCAACATTGACTTCAGTTCCAGATAATCTTCTTCCAGCATCTCTTTAGTAAAGACAACGTCAAGCTTTCTTTTCCCTTGCATAGCACTACCTCCATTTAGTTTGGAGCGTACTATATCACCAGTCTTTTTAATCTCGCAAGTAATAAATCTCCCCATTCGTGGAGCGTTTACCATATCTTTAAGACTTAGGCTACTAACTCTAGTCGTTGAAGCTTCCACCTGGTTACAGGAGGCTTGCCTGCGGATTGCCCAATCCCTTACATTTTTACGGAACGCCATCTCGTTACCGGATGGTATCGTAGTAAGGGCTCTAAGGGTATCCCCGCAATTAAAGGAGTTTAGCGAGAGCAAAATTACTTACCCTCGTACTCGGTATTACAGATATCCGCGAAAACTGTGGCAGCGTAGAACTTGACAAGCAAATTCGTGCTCCATATTTCCTGCCGGCTCTTAAGCCGGGTGGACTATCGCATCAGCGCTACGAGCTTTCCTTTTGTACCTCTTGTCACAATTAACACATTTACCTTTTGACCCATGCCGTGTATTTGTTGTGCCACATTCAGTACAAGCTTCGTAATTTTCAGACCAAGACTTTGATTCTTCTTTTTCCTTAATCAAGCCTTGAATCTTTCGCGCTGCCCTCTCGCTTAGTCTCTGCTGATCCGCCTTCATAGCACTCAATTCGTTCTTGGCGCACTCCCTATTTTCCTTTGTTTGGTGCTTGCCCATCACGTTGTCTATAAACCAGATCAGGAACTTCCCCTGTTCTTTCTTTATAATCAAGTGATTAACGATATTTTGAATAAAAGGTCTAACTTTCCTTCCCTGTATCTGCCAGGTTGCTGAGTCGTTCCAGTTAGGATTATCTACTGTCCTGTGATTTAATGAGCCTCCGTGATTGGCTTGCATCATTTCTAAGACCTGTAACCCAGGGGTTGCGAATGTTAATCTTACCCGTGGTGTTAAGTACTTCCTTCCTGGATAGTTCTTGTTGGTTATTTGCTGAAAGTCCAAACAACCTTCCCCATCAATTAGACCTGCTATGTATTTCCAACTTAGTCGCTTCATGGATTCCTCCGAACTGCGTTAGTTTTTTTATTTTTGCGGTTTCATCTGGTTCCGACACCCGAAGTTCGGTTCCAGTTATTCAGAGAGGGTTTTACATCCCCAATTTAAAGGCAAGGGATAAATTTTGAATCTCCGTCCGAACTATAATTCGGATGCCCTGCTGCTAGTCCGATTCCCATTTTCTTTTCCTCCAAAGTTAAATTGTTTTAGAGCACCTTGGAGGCTGCTCTTGTTTACGTTATGCGCTTGGCTATTGTGGCCGCATTTATCTTGGCTTGCATTTTGGCCTGCTCTTCCTGGCGTCCTCTGTACTTACCCACTGAAACGTCTTTTGCAAACTGCAACATTTCCGCTCTTGATATGGTCGGCACTGTGGACTCCGTAAGTGCTACGTCTGCGCTACCTCCTGACCCTCCATCTGGTGATACGAGGGCTTCTAGTGGATCTACCTTACCTTTAAACAGTTTTGGATTTTCACTTTTGAACTTATTGAAAACCGCAGCGAGTCTTGGAGCATTGAGGTTCTGGTTTGCGTCCATAGCAAGCGTTCCGTAAGACACACCTACTATCGGATCTCCCGTTTGAAGCCACTCTGCGAACTGTGGCATCTTGTTTATCTTGTCCCAATCAGGCACTGATCTGATCAACGCTTCTGAAAACTTCTCCGCGTCTGTCTTTACCTGACGTTCCACAACGGAATCCATTTGAGTTCTAACCCCTGCTACTTCCTCCTTGGCAATGCTCCTTGAAGCGTTTACTATCAGATCGACGAAATCATCTCCATAATCTTCCCTGATTTTTTCCAGGGCTGCGTTGGCAGTAGTGGGCGTTGGCTGGCTTACTGATTGGCTTGCTCCTGCTTCCAACCCTTCTACTTTCGCAGAGAGAGAAGTTACAAGGTCTGCAAGCTTCTTGTTCTCCTGCCTTACTTCCACAACCTCTTTATTGTACTTCCCCTGCAAAACATTGTATCTCTGGTCTGAGGGGTCAGGTTGTGTCCCTGATACTGTAAGGGCCGGTTCTGCTGTGATAGACTCAACAACTGGCTTTTCCACAGGTTCAACTACAGGTTCAACTACAGGTTCAACTACCGGAGCTACTAGCTCGTCTTTCTTCTTGTTTGCTTCAATGATCTTTGCCGCTTCTTCCTGCTGCTTTAAAACTGCTTTTGGTAATGCCATGATCTCACTCCTTTCGATGAGCCGACTCTACGGTCTTCATCTATTCCCGAGCCGACTTTACGGTCTTCGGACTTGCTTTATTTGGTGTCGAGCCGACTAAGCGGTATTCGACTAAAATAACGGAGCCTCTACTGAGGTATTCCGGCTACTTCTGCTTTTTAGCTTCCTTGGACCTTAATTTTTCCAAGGACTCTCTTGCTTCTGATACTTGCCCTATGAAGGACGTAATCGTTGCCGACCCCCCTTGGCATAAAGCTGAACCCCTCTCTTCCGGCATCTTACAGGCGAGCTTGGCCAGGTATATTTCATTGGCCTCCAGGTAGGTCATAACTTCCACGAAGTCTTCGTCCCTTTCAAGGGCGACCATCGCCATCAGTGTCTTCTCTGCAGGGGTAAATACCTTCATCAATGCACCATGATCTTCTTATTGCCGTCCTGTATCTCAGAGAGCATCACGTCTTTATCTGCTACCGGAGTCCCTACCAGGTTGAACATGACATACTCCTGCTTGCCTTCCAGCTTATGTACTGCCTCACGAAGATCATCAGCAAAACGCTTTGCGTACTCGCTTGTCATCATCACTTCTATTGCGTTACCGCCCCTGCCGTCAACATTGAATATCATCCCCATCATGTGCCTCCATCATTTCTATCTATTTTAACTTTGTCACCACCTGCCTCTGACCCATCCGGGAGCAAAACCTTCGGCTTCCCTTGTTGCCCCGTGGGTTGCCCTTGTAGCGCCATCCCGCCGCCTTTTATCAATTCGTCCGGGTCGAGCTCTACGGATTTCGCCGCTTCTCTAAGCTGGTACTCCCTTCCGTTAAGGCCTATGATTGTCATGTCTATATCGTTATTCGTTTTGTCAAGGAACTCACCGCGCCTGACCGCCAACTGCTCTGCTGCTATCAGTGCCGCACTACCGCCGGCCTTAACCCTTGCATCACCTTTCAGACTTTCATCTAAGTCGTAAAGCATATTGTGGTCGTACATTCTTTCGGCGCCTTCCGCGATTATGTCCATGTCAAGATTAGACACTGCTGCCTTAATTCCTCTCGCTGCAGCAGACATGAGCATATTTAATCCACTTGACGTGTTGCCCGCGCCGCCAACCTGCGTATCGCCGTGGGCAAACGCCGGTATCCCGGAATGATGGTCCGCCTCTTTCTTAAACCTGTCGTAGATAGCCATAAGAGGCTCTGCATGCATAGAGGGCTGATAGAACCTAACTGCAGGAGCACCGCTACCCATCTGATCATCAGTGGCTTCCCATATTTTCCACGGCCAGATATCGTCCGGGTTGTCTACTCTTTCGGTGTTTATCTCTACCTGGGGACCAGAATTGTGAGATACAAAACCATTTGCCACAAAGTTATGATCAGGAGCCTCCATTTGAAGGTCGAAGACACGTTCTTTCCCGAGAGGCTCTATGCTGACGATAGCGTCATAATCTACAAAGACATGCCTTAAGGAGTTTCCAAGATTATCGTGCCTAACATGCCATTGTTTATGACATGGTTCACAGAGGGTCTTTAAGTTACTTGGCTCGCAATTCATAGGATCTTTGTCCATGTGGTGAATATGCAGCCTGACTGTGCGCCCACATTCTTCACAAGAGTCTTTCATTTGGTCCCTGACAAGCTTTCTGCCTCTTGCTGTAGTCTCAGAAGCGTCCTTATTATCGAGGGCTTCCCTTGCCTGTTTTACATTCCATGTGTTTATTTTTGCTGCGCAAGATTTACAGCGCACTGCTGTAGGTTTTTTACTTATCCCTGCACCGCAGTCGATACATGTAGGTCGAGGTGTTAAAGATGTGCCATTGACTGCCATCAAATCGCCTATTGAGAAGTTTTCAAGGAATTTATAGTCACCATCGTCGCTCATAAACCGATGATTCATTGTGGCCTTGATAGAATATCCCTTTGCTGTAGTCACACGGAATACATCTCTAATTCCGTTATTAAAAATATCAACTACACGATTTCCATAAAACTCACCGGTTGACTCATCCAGTGACCGTAAGCAGTTTCGTCTTAGTCCACTATTTTTCTTATGCTTCTGTTCCCATAGTTCATCAAGAGTCACTTCAACCAATTTGTGATCATCATGCTTTCTCTGTTTCGTTGCGCCTTTGCGCTCGTGACGATAAACAACCGTATCCCCTGTCAAACAGGCTATTCCCATGTTATTGTGAACAGCTCTTGCAGCTGCGTTACACATTGTCTGCGTGTCTTCTATGGATTCAGGTAGCGCATTGCCCCAAATAGAACCCGGCACCTTATCAAAAGAAGATATGAGATAAGGTGTCCTATCCAACTTATCAGGAGTATTTACGGCCTTTATCACATAGTTTCCTATCTGCCAGCACTCAACTTCGTAATCCATGTCTGCGTCCGGGACTTCGTCAGGTTCCATACCCCAATCCAATAGAAGATTTCCGGGAATAGAAGCGAAATATTGAAGAGCATCGATCTTCTCTGATGGGATGTAACTTGGTTTTCCTTCAAGGGTTGCCCTCTCTGCGTCAGTCCATAGCCATTCACGGAGACCACCTTTTCCATATTCTTCGAGTACCTTCCTGATGTTTTCCTCTTTAAATCCAGGAACGCCTATAAACGACTGCAATTCTTTTCTGGTAAGGCGATGTCTTTCTACACATCCGCCCTGCAGGTATCCTTCATCGGATATAAAAGCATCGGCAAAAGGATAGAAGTCCCAAGGGCTTGTTCTTCCAAAGCATACTGAAATTTTTTTCTCTACCACTATTCCTATCTTTCCGGTCATGGGGTCTGGTGCGTAGGTCTTCTTCTTCTTTCTTTTTAAAACCGGCACCTTCATAATTGCAGAAGGATAGGTGCAGAAATCATCTACTACATCTTTGAAAACCTTGTACCACTTGCCTTCTACTAACTGGTCGTCAATCTTCCTGCTCATCTTCTCGATAACTTCCAGGGCTCTCTCGTCTACCTCGTCCTGCACCAACTCTTTAACCTGGGCTACCATGCCTTCCATAATCCCCGGCAACTGGTCGGGATCTATTTCTTGACCCTCCATTGCAGACTGAACAATGAAGTCTTGAATCATGACGTTCATAACACGAGATTCAAGCTCTTCTACGATATCTTGAGGTAAATCAGGGATAGGTGTAGGGGCGAGGGTATAAAGTCGCTCAGAAGCTCCCACAGGCCTCAGAATATCCATAATCCAAGCCTTAGCATCACGCTTCTTCTGGGCTGTGATCATCATAAAGACTTCCGAGCCACTCATTTGTTGTATTTCAGCCAGCTTCCCGGCATCGTACTCGCCTTCGACATTACGCTTGCACTTGACAAGCCTGTTCTCGATTGTTCTTTTTGCTTGTTTGGCTTTTTCCCAATAGTTCTTGAGATAGCCGGAAAGATGGGTAAGTGATTCGTCTGGGTTCTTAGTGACTGCGCGAGAAAATCTTTGACGGTTCATCTCGTCAAGTTGCTGGTTATTCCTGACGCTTATAAGGCCTGAACTCCCAACACTCGTGCCTATAGGTATTGCGCCTGCTTGCATGGACTCTCCTTAAAGCAAAAAAAAAGGCCAAATAAGGGAGAAATTCTCCTTAAATGGCCTTTGTCCTCGCGTGTTGATGAGGTGTAGGGTGTATGTGGTTTAAGCTATATCAAATTATGGTGAGAAAAGCAAGTGGATTATTGGGTGGACATCAATTTTTTATATTGCTCGGGGTCTTTATCTTTAAGTTCAGCTATCTTCCAGCCAGCATCCCACTGTGCCATGAGAGAAATAGCACCTTGAGAATTAGCGAAATATCTAAAAGCGTTTTGATCTAAACTTAGTCCGGCTTCATAATCTCTTATACCTCTCTCTCTTGCTGCCTGGGCTTGTTTGTTGAATTGCATTTACTTACTCCTTGATTAATATTCTAAGTAAGAACAATAAGCACTCTTTGGTGAAAGGAGGAGTTTTGGGCATAGGAGGCTAAGTCCCCCTTAAACAAGAGAGAGTTCACCTTCCTATAAACGACCTACAAGCACTCAACGGAGCCAAGGTATCGTTTATGGGCTAATCATCCCAGTGGAGAATGACTAGATGTCTGCTACTTTAGACAGTCCACTTCCTGCCTCCCCTCCCATCTTCAGACTTAGGAGTGCGGTTTGACCTTTGAGGGGGTCCCATAGTAAGTCAATTTTGGTGGAGTCACAGGCCCTATGGTGCCTTCATAAACATTATTTTAGGCAATAAAAAACGCCCATCAAGATGATTACGGCATCTATCAGGGCGTTAGAGTTTCGGCCTTTCGGCAAAAACATTCTTGCTCTGCTAAGTCCCGTAATGACTTTTTCTATATATTTCCCCGGATTATATCGTATTGAAATAAAATGTCAACTATTTTTTCACCCCGGCAACTTCTCGACTATATCCAGAATCTTGTGCAGCATAGTCTTTAATCCTTCGAGTTTCTTAAGAGCGTCGATGATTGTGGCTCTAAATTGCTCTTTCAAGTCCAGCTCCCTTTTGGTGGTTTCTTATTGCGTCTTACCCCTCTCTCCCTCGGGGCATTGTTAGTCTTGCCCTCTAGTAGGCGCTGAGAAGGAAGAGGGCTTTTTCTACGCACCGCTCCGGCAATGGCTCTACTCATAACTCTATCGTCAAACATACCGGCATCGGCCTCCATATCTCCATTGTCCTGCTTTTTGAAGCTCATCATCTCTTCAAATGTCTCGGCACAAACAATTCCATGGGACTCTTCCCGCATCTCTTCGATGAGCCAGTCAATAACGAGGGGCTTGGTAGATCTTGTAGTCAGCCAGCCAAATCTCTTCCGGGGCTTGGCCGGGGGTTCTTCTATTTTCTCCACATAGAGGCGCTTGTACTTATCTTGCTGCAGTATTGTCAGTGTCGTCAGGCCGTGGTTATTCCTCTCGACACCCAGCCAGGCGTGATTGTATCTCTGTCCCAGGTACCCAAGGATTCGCCCATATTCATCAGCATCACATTTTCCGTGCCACTGGGCCACTTGCTTCCCCGTCCTATGGTCAAGTACGTCGGCACAGCTAAAGTCCCCATTTGCCAGCCCCTCGGCGACGTCGGCACCGATAACATACGCCCTTCCCACTTTAGGCTCTTCCCAAACGCGCAAAGAACCATGTTCGTGAGCAATCCATGACCCGGAAGCAATCTGGCAATTATATCTGGCAATAGGGAGAGAGCATCCTTCCTTGAGTTCCTGGCACTGGATATTGTTGAATATTGGGGTACCAGATACCAAAAAAGCTTCTTTACTGCAACTTGGATATTCTTGAAAAAAAGTCTCTTTAATACCACCACATCTATTTACAATCGCCCACCTTCGCCATGCGAGGCGCTCATCACTCAGGTTATACCTCTTTACCATCACTTCTTCTTCTTCCGTTCTAATAAAATCCTCTGCCGGGGTCCTGACATAATCCTCAAATACAAACCATGGCAGGAATACAGCAGAAAACTCATTGTCCTCGTCGGCAGACTCATTGATCGTACACCGGAAGGTCACAGTATTGTCATCCTTCAAATAAACCTCGTACTGATACCTGGCACCAAAGAACCTCGAATAAAACTCACCACCTATACCCTTGGCCGTTGATTCCAAAACAATCTCTGTATCTTGATTATCGGGTACACACTGAAAAAGGGAAGTTATAAGCTCTGTCTGGGTATGAGTAGGCCATTTACTTAATTCTGATAAATGTAAATAATGTATCAACTGGCCCGATCCAAAATCCTCTTTCCCAGCCGTACCAACCCTGAATGCGGAGTCGAGGCCTGTATTGTCCTCAGAGTTGAACTCTAAAAGCTTCTGATTACTATATCTCGTCTCCGGCTGGAATGCCTTTGGTGTATGACCATGGAAACGCTTAACCATCTTGAAAAGAAACGAAGTAGCATCGGGCTCGTGCGTTACCGTAACAGCATACCGATTGTAATTCGTAGAGGTCTTCCAGTAATTTCGGCCCGTAGTAAAGGTAGACATCCCCTGGCGCCGGCCCTTCAAAATAACTACCCTCTTCAATCGACCACTCGCGACAATATGATCATATATCGCCATAAGCACGCGCTGGCTGATATTGAACTTGAAGTTTATCAGCTTTGCATCCATAGTCTGAATCTTCAAACACTTAGTCGCGTAATATGTAAAATCCTTCGCAAAATCCTTAAGCATTTCGATGTGCTCGGGGGATATCTCTTTACTCATATCCCATCTCGTCCTTGAACATCGTCTTGGCCATCTCACAAAGCAACACACACTCCGACATAGCCATCCCCGCCTGGCTAAACCCATGGAGATATCTATCCTCTGTATCGTCAAGGAAAAGAACTATCGCTTTCTTATTCGCTTTCTCCCCACTCCGCACCCTCTCTAAGGCATCTAAAAGCATATCCTCGACTGACCACTTCGTTGCATCCTCAAAACGCTCGGCAAGACTTATCACTTTGTCTTTACTCATTGACCCTCTACCTCCCTAAACCCACTCTTCCCTACTCTCTCCCTATGGTGAACACACAACTCTGTATCAGGCTCAACCTCCTCACGCAGAAGACCACAATGGTAACACACTCCATCCTTATTAAAACAATGATTCTGTAAATCCATCTCAAATATATCTACCAAATCCACTATAGCTCACTAAAAAAGTTCAAAAAAATTACCCCGAGGAAAAATTGAAAACGACTTTTTTGGAAAACCCTGAAAATTGGGGAAAACCAAAAGAGGGATACTCTGGGGACGGATTATATACCTTATCGCTGCCCCACTATCCAGACCGGCTTGATGGGTGGTGGGGGGTGTATAGGCAGGGACAGGATGTGTGCAGCCGTCTATCATGCAGAAGATCGCGACGATTAAGACAATGACAACTTGTGGATGAAACTGTGGATAACACCTGTTTGTGGATAACTTTCCCATAGCCCTAATGTGGATAACTCTAAAAGGTTAATGATAATGATAACTTACAATGTTACGTCCGCTTACATGTATTATGTAAACTCTTATACTTCCCTCAATAATATCAACGACTTAGGCATATCGTATAGGCTGTATATGGTGATTTGCTCCATATTGCCCCTTTAAAGCCGACTTAGCATAAAAGCCATAGTAAGGCTCATCTACTTTCATCCATTTTGATCTCAATGGGCGTTATGTCTATCTCATTACGTGGGCGCACTGGCTCTTCTTCTTCATCACGGATCTGCTTGACGGCATCCTCCCAGCGCACTTGATGTGTGACCTCTTTTCTTTCGATAAACATGGCCAGGTGCTTGCCTATTAGCTCCAGTGCCCGTGTAGCTCCAGCACTATCGAACTTGTATTCTCCAGTGGCCGCCCTGTTCTTCCCGACACCTTCATATACAGGCGTTGATTGTAGGCATCGAGACACGACCTCTTTTAAGTTTTTCAATACCCATCCAACGGAGACGTTTACGTCGGCCTGCAATTCCGATATTGTATACTGCGTCAGGATTTGACATGCGGTGAGCACATTGTGTTGTTTCAATAATGCAACACCCTGATAGCAGGCGTTTTTATCTTTATACCCTGCTTTTTTAGCAGATTGGGTTGCATTATAGTTTTTAGTATATTCGATACTGAAGATAAGTTCTTGAGGAGAGAGGTCGAGGTCTTGCAGTTCAGGATAGTTATTGAGGGCTTTGTATAATATAT